AGCAGTGTTCATTCTTTTATAAAGTTCATCTTGGTCTTGAGATAATGCTCTTACGCTTTCAACTTCATATTTGCAATAAATATTATCATTATCATCAAATTCAGGTAGTAGCTGATAAGTTAATTCTTCTGCAACTGTTCTCCATAGAGGAACAAGTTTTTGTTCAGTAAAATATTCTCTTAATTCTCTAGTATTACTATAAGTAGCTGAACTAAGACCAGCACCTAAACCAGCAAGTACAGCAGGAACTCCCATAACAGCTGAAACTCTTTCTTCTGGTAGTCTTCTAAGTTCTATCAAGTTCATATCTTGAGGGCTGAAAGAAACAACATCTATATTCATTGAACCAGTAAGAACCATTGGCATACCTCTATTAGCTCCACCAAATTTTGATTTATACATTTCAGATATAGCTTCTGCTTCTTCTCTTGTTGGTCCACCCATAGCATCAGATGAAGGAGAAAGTATAACTCCGGGTATTGCCATATTGTGTAACAAAGCAGTTGAGTATTGACCTGCTGCTTCATCTCCTAATATTTCTCGTAAAACTGTTTTTATTGGTGCGTAACCTCTTCTATGATCATTTGGGTCTACACCTGTTCTAATATGAATTATATCTTTAGGGTCAATGTCAACTGTGTCTGTAGTTGGTGTGTACTCATACCTTGTAATCAATCTTTCTGTATCACCTTTTGGTTTAACAAAAGCAGGCATAAGAGGAACTAGTTGTACAACTTGTCCTTTACTATTTCTATTCTTAAAAAGATAAGCATCTCCCTCCACACTTATGGAAGAAACTAAATAGTGTGAAAGTATTGCACCAGACATAAAAGGATTTGGTCTTTTAAATAGTTTTGATACAGGATGTTTAGCAAGTACAATATCTTGACCTACTTCATCTTCTTTCATAACATTTAGTTTTGGTTCAGCAAAAGCTGTAGCCAAAACAGAAAGACAAGCGGCAACTGCGGAGTTACCAGAACCGTTGCCAATATCTTCTAATTTGTCAGAAGGAAAGTATCCTGATTGTGTGTTATATCCGTATACAGATCTATCTAGCGCTGATGCTAGTGATTGATTAAAATTTAATCTTTTTAACTCGCTTCGTCCTGATGGAGTTAATCGTTTCGTAAATCTTTGAAACGCATTTAATTCGTTAGCCATTTATCTCCTAAACTAATAAGCAGTCCATTGTCTACGCTCGTTCAAGTTCAGGACACCATATCCGAGTGCGTCTACCATATCATCGTGTGCTCCGACAGGAAAGGTGAATAACTCTCTTTCCATATCATCAAGCCATTGAGCGTCTAATTTGAAATAGACATCTCCAGATTCCATTCTAGCACTAAGTGTCAAAGCTCGCGCAACTTTATCCTTATCTGGTCTGACTTCTTTTACACGCATTCCTTGACGTTTTGCCATCTGTATTAAAGAAAGTTGAAAACCCTGTCTCTCCATAGTTACCCATCCAGCTTTATGTTTATCAATCATTCTTTTAATTGCAGTCAAAATATCCGGTCCTTCAAATCTTTGCCTTAAGCAATCTAACACAATCATCTTGTTGTCAGGTGTCAAAGCACAAGCTACAATTGCAGTATAGTCTGCATCTTCTTCAACTGAAGTAGCTATATCAGTTGCTAAAAATATAGTACAATCTTTTTTAAAATATGTTTCTCCATCTAGTAAAAAATCACCATTGTCGGTATAAGACCAATATTTCATCCATTCAGGTTTAATCATACCTTGACCAGCCTCAACAAATTCAGCCATATATTCTTGAGCAAACACAATAGAACCTACTTCTGTTTTAGCTTGATCAACTTCATCAGGGTCTATTCTTGGATTATCGTAAGTTGAAAATCTAAACCTTTCCCAGTTATCTGCAGTACCAGCAGTTTCCCATAAGTTATAAAACCAGTTATTCATACCCATAGGTGTACTAATAAATAATGCTGAACCTTTTCTTTCAGTAAGTGTAGGTCTAAGAACTTCTTGCCAAACTTCTGGCTTAATAAAGGCAGCTTCATCCATAACAATAAAATCTAAACCTTCACCTCTTAGACGTTGAGGATTGTCAGCTGACCTAACAGCGATTTGACCACCATTAGCTAAAGTAAATTCCATATTAACAATAGATATATTGGGTTCTATTTCTTTAGGAAAGGATTGTGCTGTAGCTTGAATATCTCTCCAACCTACTCTGGCAATAGCAAAAGTAGGAGCAATCCACCAAGCTCTACCTCCTCTTAATGCAACTTCCATACACATTTGTACACCAAGTCTAGTTTTTCCAAATCGCCTACCAGCACAAAGTATTTTCCAACGAGCATCAGAATTAAATACTTTTTGTTGTGATGCGTGTAAGGGAGGTAGTTTAGGAATGTATAGTTTTGATTCATTTACCATATGGCTATCCTGTTAAGGGACAGCCATTGATGGGAGGAAGTCGGAGTGGAAGACCGACTAATGTATGTTACCATATCAAACCTGTTCTTACTGTATCTTTTAATTCTAATACTCTCCTCTCCTCTACTCTCATCTCTTCTTATCTCCTCTCCTCTCCTCTCCTCTAGATGCGTTAGTGATGCGTTAGTAACGCGTTACCATTTATACTTTACTTTCTTGGCTTCGTTGTATTGTTGAAAAGATTTAGGGCTTAAATCACTAGGATCTCCGTCCCATTCTACATCTACAGGTGTTTCAAACATAACATTTTTAGAAACTTGTCTTTTTGTAGGACTTTCACAAAGTATACACTTAATGACTGGATCTTCAGTTATCTTATGAGTTATCTCGAACATTTGTTCGCATTTACTATTTAGGCATTTATAATCATATCTAGGCAAGTTTTACTCCTGTGTATGTCTCTAATAATTTTACTCTATCTATATGGTTTGATTTGTAATCTTCCCAAATAGTTACATAATCTAATTGTTGATGTTTAATCAATTCATAAGGTTGTAAGTAATCATTGTAGTTCAACCTACTTTGTCCGTTATGTGTGTGTAGTATGGTTCTATCTTGATAAAGATGAGCAACAATTGGTTGATCGAATAAAGGAGTTAGTAATGTGTATCCTTTATGAATTAATTCTGATGTTTGTATCCAATGTTCTGTGTGTATTGCTAAATCTGACAAATCATCAAAAAAATTACTTTTACTAAAAGAAAAATTACCATTCCAAAGTAGGCACTTCATTATTCCGTTTTCTTCATAATCGTGTATGTCTATATATTCAGGATACATTGTAAAGTATTCTTCATTTCCGTATTTGTATTGTTGTCCTGTAAATTTAGGATATCCTAATTTAGATTGATGTGGGTCAAAAGATCTGTTTTCTCCGTCTGAGTGAAAGTGACCTGCAAGACCAGTAAATATAACATTGTCACTAAATTTATCTATTTCTTTTTTTAAAAGAGTATCCCAATGTTTACCAAATAAAGTATGAGAATCAATTGACAGAACATACTCTTCTCCTCTATACATTGAACCAGCTTTTATTCTTCCTTTACCAATTCCTAAATTTTCCCAACTAAGTTTGTCAGTAAATAAAGACATATTGTGTAGTAAAGAAAAATTATATAAGCCTTCTTCCCAAAACTCATTTTCACATAACGCATATATACCAAAGTGTATATCACTAGGATTGTCAGCTTGTGCTAAACAGTTTTCTATTGTATGAAAAAACTCTTGATCGTGTATTACTGGAATACCAATATAAATGCTACTCATCAGTAAACAAAGAATAAAAATAGTTTAAGTATTGATTTCTTTTCTCTTTAGGTATCCAACACATAATCATTGCTGCTGCGTGTTCTAAATTCCTTTTTATTTTTTTATCTGCAGCTTTCTCCGGCAATTTCTCCTCCTTCACAACAAGCTATTGCTTTCTGTCTATAAACAATACAATCTTTATTATAGCAGTATAACCCAGCGTGGATTTCTATTAAGAGAATTTGACAGACAGGACAGTTCAATTATATTTTACAGGCATTTACATTTGTGTCATTATTGCAGACAATGTACCTACAACTACAACCCATCCTGCTAGTTCTTGTCTTGAAATTTTTGCATTAACTTTTTCGTGAAGTGAGTCAATTCGCTTGTTTATCTTTTCCTGTCCATCTAGAATCATTACTAACATTTCTTTTTGTGTAAATCCGTTACTTTTATTATCTGTCATAATTTCTTTCCTTTAAAAGCTTCGTTTATTTCTTCTAATGTAAGTTTACCATCATCTAAGAAACCTCTAGCTAAAGATTCAGTTACCTTGGCGACACCCAAAGCACCGGCTAATAGCACAGAACTTAGGGTGTCAATACCGATTATGCTACCCGCTCCAATTATTGCTAAACCATTAGCAACGAATACTGCAATCATTCTTGCAAAGATCATTCTTATTTTTTCAGTGGTAGTTAAACCGTTAGGCATTGTTTATTTGCCTCCGCAGCAACCGCTTCCGCAGCATTCCATATTTACTCCTAGTCTCTTAATCTGATAGTAATTAACCAAATAACTGTAGACACTACTATCGCTATACCTACAATATCTTGTGCGGTTCCTGTTAATGTGAACCAAGCTATAAAGAAACCAAGCAAAGTAAATACTTGTGCTATAGATTCTTTCATAACATCTATAATCCATTTCAAAATTTCTTTGAAACTTAATTTTTTAAACTGTCTCCAAGACCACTTGAGAGAAACCCAAAATCCTTTTATAGATATTTTTATAAAATGATATGGCAAACCTAGCAGGTCGTAACCCCAGTTAAATAATTTTTTAATCATTTAAAATCTCCTAGTAACAAGTGCACTCGCTTGTGCTATTATTTG